TGTACTCTTCTTGAATACGTTCATCACGCGCCTTTGCATCATTAATTTGCTTTTTCTTCTGCTCTTTTAGAAGCCAAATGATATAACCGAGAATGATTGGGAGCACGATTAAATACGTTTGGTACAGTAAGTTAATCATTGCATTATCCTCTCTTTAAATAATTATTAAGGATGCTATGGTCTGTCTCGAATAGCCCTGTCAATCAACCTCCAATCTAAAATAATTTGTAATGTGGAATCTTCTCGCCCCACAAGAGGTGTCGAATATAATCATCAAGCACAACTGCGACAGCTGATAAGAAAAACCATATTGCAGTAAATGGCAAGCATATCTGCCCCAGTAAATTGAAAGGCATATTGCTGTAATCCCATACATGCCAACCAAGCCATAGATTTACAATGCAACCACATGTAAACTCCAATGTAGTGATTACAAGCGCACCTATCAACATCTGTTTTGCCAATGGCATTTTCTTGTATTTCTCATTGATGAATCCAATCAAAAAGAACGCCAGCCCACCAACAATAAACATTGACCAGTGAGTGCGTCCTCTTACGGTTAATTCGATTAATACATATAGCAGACCACCAATCTCAAATAGAATCAATGGTCTTAATTGCTTCATGACTTCTGAGCCAACATAGCTTTTAGTGGCTCAGACTGATAGGCTTCCGGAATACCTGTGCCGTAGGTAATCCGTCCAACATCTTCCTTGCTTTCCAGTGAGCGGATGTAAATTCTGAGATCGCGAAAATACGTGATATGCCACGTAACAAATTCCATTGCTGTGGCTGTGATTTTTGCCATATCTGCATTACTGTAAAACTTGCAATGCTTTGTTTCATCAGAAGTATGCCACGGGATATTCTCTTCACCGGAAGCGACCTGTGTCTGCAACCCAACAAGGCTCGTCTGGTCATGGTCGGTTAATGAAAAATGCTCCACAGAGCCATCAGACAGAGTGACATCAACGCCACTTTGAATAGCATCTTGCTGAGCTTTATTCATCTCTGCAACTTTAGCTTCTTTCACTTCATCAAGTGTCGGCTCAGGCTCAGGCATTGGTTCAGGCTCAACAGGCTCAACATACACACTACCATCGTTGGAAAGAATGTAGCTGTCCTCGTTCTCTTTGTACAAGGTCTTGAATCCATCATACTTTCCAAAGACGCTTCCAGCATCATTCAACAGGTGAAAACCGGACAAGTTCACCTCTGCACCGGAAATCTGAATCAGATGCTCTCCTAGTTTCTTCACAGACGCTTCTACCGTGTCTGTATTATCAAGAAATAACACATGCATAGGTTATTCCTCCTTTCAATAAAATAAGAGCCACAAGGCTCAAATAAATGGTTTACAGTTACTTAACTAAATAGCAAAATGATGGCTGATGTACAATTCAAGCCATTTTCTATTACAGGAAATCCCTCCGGAGGAAACTCACTGGTTATTACGTCTCTTACGAATCTTAAGAAGATATTCGGAGACGCGGTAACCACAATGAATTCTGGTGCAGTCGTAATGAATGGAGATGGCGGTGCTACAGATGCGCATTTCCAAAATGCCACTTGGCAGAATAACAGGTTATACGCTACTTTCAGTTCGAGCATGAATAAGAATATCCGTGTAACTGGATTGATATATTATGCTCCTGGAACTGTATTGGATAATGGAACATTTTAACAATGCAACACCATTTACAATGGGTACGAAACCGTAAACCCAGCTTCTACAAACGAATCGCCAGCCACAAGATATATCTGTCCGTTTGGCTTGATCTCGATGGAAGCACCGTGACGTTGTCCAGCTCCATTTGCTGTCCAAGCTTGAGACTTAATTGTATTTTTCGGACATATTGCGCTAGGAAGCTTTGCAACTAAAAAGGACACACCCGATGCTCCACCACTTACAACGCAATGATAATCAATATGTACAATGCCAGATTTCTTTGTAATATGATATGTGGGATTCGTCCAAGCTGAAGATTCGAAGTTATAACTTGTTTTGCTATTTAGTTCTTTAACTGCCTTTGCGTCAACAAAGTATCCTTCCTCTGTCACGAGGTCGATTTCATCTAAGGAAACCAATTTATTCGC